AAGAGTTAATACAACTACGACCCATGAAAAAAACCAAGTGAGATGGTTTAGAATTCAGAACCGATGTAAAAAACATAAACATGCTCCTATCACCAATAACTTTGGTGTTACATGGTGTAAAGATTGTGGAACTCTAATTAATAATAATTAACCTTAAAACTTAAACTATGTATTCTTTAGATTGTTCTTTTTTCTCTGAAACTTTTGACTCGATTGATGAATTAATCAATTATGCGATGATGAATGGTTCAGACCCTAACTACGAAATTACTAAAAATGGAAACCCAACAGGTGAAATGGCAATTGATTTAATACAATTTTAATATGACATTAAAAGAAATAAAACAAATAGTAAAAGAAGTTTACCCAAAGATTGAAAAGTATTATGGGTATTCAAAGTTCTTTCCTGAAGTAACTCCTTATATCGAATATGAAACTTCAATATATGGTAGATTGAGTGGTGAAGAAGATGATGGTTCAATGGGTGAAGAATCACCAGATGCAGAGTTTGATAGAATTGATAACTCAATTGTTATCTACTATCCTAAAATGAAATCAAAAAGACATATCGTGGAAACTTTAGTTCACGAATACCAACATTATCTACAATCTCCTTTGTGGATGAAAAGATATTACACTATGGGTTACAATTACAATGACCACCCATACGAAGTACAGGCATATAACGAAGAAAAAAATTATAAATTATTCATTTAAACCTTAAAATATGAAATCAATACAACTAAAACAATATATGTTCACCTTTCAAGAGGGAGGTTGGAATACTGTATGGGCGAAAACTCTACGAGGAGCTAAAAAACTAGCCGTTCAACAATACAAAGATTATCCAACCTTAAACCCACGAGTGGATTCTGTTCATTTAACAACAGAAAAAGGTTTGAAAAACGCAATGAGTTTGTTTTATTAAAATTTAAAAAATATGATTGATACTTGGACTAAAAAAGAATTTCTACAATGTATGAGTGATTTATACAAAGAGGCTTATGGTATAAGACCTCGTGGTGTAGATTATGAATCTTGGAGTTTACAAGAACTCAAAGATGAGTGGAAACGATTGGAAGTGATAGCCAGAGAAGAATTTTGGTATCAAGATTAAAAAAAAGTAAAAAAGACTTGGAAGTTTGAAAAAACTTTCGTATATTTGTATAAATTAAAATTAAATCATGAGCAAAGTTATATCTAAAAAATCAAAATCACACAAATTTAACCCAATTAAAGTAGAACCAGAATATGATGAGGTTTTACAATATGATAATCCTGAAGTTGTTGCAGAAATGGAAAAACAATGGCCAGAGATGACAACTGAATTCAAAAGGATTATGTTTACCCAATATGAACTTTTTTGTTTAAAACAATCTAACTATGGACCAGATAATATTTCAGTTGGTTCTAATTTAGAAACCGAAGAAGAAAAGAAAGTATCTCTCACAGGTCTTTGGTTTAGAATGAATGATAAGATTCAAAGATTAAAACAATTAGTTGTACTTGGAAAACAAGATAATATTGGAGAATCATGTGAAGATACATTCCAAGATTTATCAGTATATGGTATCATTGCACAATTAGTATCAAGTGGTAAATGGGCCAAATAATTGTTAATAAAATTCCTTAAACTTCGGTGTGTTTTTGGAATTTCTTTATATTTATATATACACCGAGTGTTAATAAGTTTAGCACTCAAAACTTAAACTTAAACAATTAAATTAATTAAAACTAAAAGGTAAAAATTATGGCATTAGACATTAAAGCAATTAGAAGCAGACTGAACAAACTGCAAAACACACAAAGAAAAACAGATGCATTATGGAAACCAACTCCAGGTAAGCATCAAGTAAGAATTGTTCCTTACAAATTCAACAAAGACAATCCATTTATTGAATTGTATTTTCACTACAACATTAACAACAAAACTTATCTTTCACCACAATCATTTGGTAGACCAGACCCTATTGTAGAGTTTGCGGATAAACTAAAAAGAATGGGTGATAAAGATGATTGGAAAGCTGCAAAAGCTATGGAACCAAAGTTAAGAACTTTCGTACCTGTTGTTGTAAGAGGTGAAGAAGGTGAAGGAGTAAGATTTTGGGGATTTGGTAAAACTGTATATCAAGAAATTCTTGGTTACATTGCTGACCCTGATTACGGTGATATTACCGACCCAACAAGTGGTAGAGATTTAACAATCGAGTACAAATCAGCAGAACAAGCTGGAACTACTTATCCAACTACTACTATTAGAGTAAAACCATCAGCATCAGCTGTAAGTGAAGATTCAGAAAAAGCAATTAGTTTTGTTGAAAACCAAACTGAAATTACAGATTTATATTCTGAATTATCTTATGATGAATTAAAATCAGTATTAGAAGGTTGGTTGAATCCAAGTGGAGAAGGTGAAACTGAATCAAAAAA